ACTCGCTATCCGCAGTTTTAGTGATAGTGCTAACGATCCTTCTACTAACTTGCACAGGCATCCACTTGATTTCGCTCTGTATCATCTGGGTGATTTCGACGACCACAAAGGCCTTATTACGCCTCTGGATCCCCCTGTGCAGTTGGGTTTCGCTAAAGACTACATCAACTCGGAGACCTAAAACATGAGACGTTCCCCACGCCAAAAATCAGTCATGGTGCATGACTTCAGTCGGATACCGACGACCGACATTAGGCGGTCAAAATTCGACCGATCCTTCGCACACAAAACGACCCTAGATTCAGGGTTCATAGTGCCCATCTTCTGCGACGAGATCGTTCCCGGCGATACGATGAATGTTCGCACCACGGCTATCTGCCGCATGGCAACGCCCATCTTCCCCATCATGGATAACCTCTTTTTGGACATCCATTTCTTCTTTGTCCCGAACCGGCTGGTATGGGACAACTGGCAAAAGTTCATGGGCGAAAAGGATGACCCGGCGGACTCGACGGAATACACGGTCCCGCAAACTACAGAAATAACCTACGACACTAATCAGCTGGGTGATTACTTCGGACTGCCTATCGGCGTTCCGCTGGTTACCAATGCGCTGCCGTTCAGGGCCTACCAGCTGATTTACAACGAATGGTATAGAGACCAAAATATCATCGGTAAGTTTGACGTGCCTACTGATGACGGTCCAACACCCGGCCTTAATACCCGCCGCAGGCGAGGCAAACGTCATGACTACTTTACGAGCTGTTTGCCATGGCCGCAAAAAGGTCCCGGCGTAGACTTGCCGTTAGGACAGCGTGCTGAAATCTTCGTCGACGAAAACTTCGCCGTATCTGGCGATCCCGTTAATTACACCAGCACCGATGGCATTCGCTGGAATCAACAGGTAACTACCACGGCAGTTGATTGGGCGAACTCGACCAATCCAACGACCGACCCATCGGATATTTATGCCGATCTCTCAAACGCTACCGCAGCAACCATCAACGATCTTCGTCAGGCATTTGCAATTCAGCGTATGCAGGAGCGCGACGCCCGTGGTGGTACGCGCTATACAGAAATCCTGCGATCTCATTTCGGCGTCATTTCTCCTGACGCCAGACTGCAGCGCCCAGAATTTCTGGGCGGCGGAACTATTTCGGTGAATATGACTCAGGTTCCGCAAACCTCTCAAACCGATCCGGCAGGCAGCGATGCATCGCCGCAAGGCAATTTGGCCGCCTACGGCATGGGAATATCGGACGGAATCGGCTTTACCAAATCCTTCGTGGAGCATGGTTACGTGCTGGGTCTCGTTTCGGTTCGTGCCGATCTGACCTACCAAAAAGGCGTCGAGCGCCATTGGTCTCGCGAAACGAAGTACGACTACCTATGGCCATCGCTTGCTTCAATCGGAGAGCAGGCCGTTCTCAATAAGGAAATCTACGTCGACGGAACGGATGCCGATAACGACGTGTTCGGCTATCAGGAGCGGTATGCAGAATACCGCTATAAGCCTTCGATAATCTCCGGTCTGTTCCGGTCTGACGCCGACGCATCTTTGGATGCTTGGCATCTCTCGCAAGACTTCAGTGAGAGGCCAGCGCTTAATGCGGCGTTCATCAATGAGGTGCCTCCGGTAGACCGCGTGATAGCGGTGCCCGATGAACCTCAATTCTTGCTGGATACCTACTTCAATTACATTTGCGCCCGTCCGTTGCCAGTAAACGGAGTTCCGGGCTACATGGACCACTTCTGATGAAAAAGCCAGTGCGATCCCCGCGTTTCATTTAAGCGGGGATTCGCCCTGGCTAAACCAACAAAGGAGAACAACATGGTATGGCCCGCAGTAATAGGCGCATTAGGTTCCATCGCCGGAGGCGCAATTGGTTCGTCAGGGCAACGCTCAGCAAACGCAAAAGCAATAGCTCTCGCTAGAGAGCAGATGGCCTTTCAGGAAAGAATGTCGAATACGGCGCATCAACGCGCCGCAGCAGACTTAGAGGCCGCTGGTCTCAATCGTATATTGGCCATTGGAAAACCTGCTTCCACTCCCGCAGGACAAACCGCGACGCCGTTAAACCCCAAAGCGGCGTTGGGTGCTGGTGTATCTCAAGCGGCGCATAGCGCGATGGCCTTACGAAAGCAGGGCGCAGAAACCCGCGCCATAGAGCAGCAAACCAGCAATGCCGCAACGCAAGGTCTCATTCTCAAACACGGCGAAGAAGTCGCTTCCGTGGCAGCAACCGGCGTTCGCGTCATAAAACAGCTAATCGGAGATCGCCCACCAGAAGAATGGGCTCGCATCATCAAAAGCGAAATAGCAAAAATGTCTGGAGCCCTAACGGACGCGCTAGAGGCAACTGCAGGAGCCGCGAAAGGGCTCCGCCAGTCGTTAAAAGAAGTCCAAGAGGATGTTCTGATCTACATTCTGGACTCTATAGATTCTTGGAAGAATACCGATTTCACGAATAGGCTATGGCTGGATAAATTCACACCTAACCGGAGAGACTAATGAGCAAAAAACGAAAAGTTAGAACGCGGTTCGACCGTCGACGTGTATCAATCGGCAACGGCGGCGAACCCTCCCTCACAGAACAGCATCACGCGAGAGCGTGTGACATCAATTCCATCATGGCGAATTATGTGGCCACGGGGACCGTGGATCACATCTCAAAATATTCGCCTCAATACGGCGATGCGACCGGCGCAGACTTCCAAAATGCGCAAATTCTGGTCGCGGAGCAAAAATCCATCTTCGAAGAGTTACCCGCCTATGTGCGAAAGCACTACGGCCACGACCCCGCAAAATGGCTGGATGCCATGCAAACGGATGAGGGCGTCGAGGAGATGAAAAACCTTCTAGCCCCCGGTCAGGGGTATAATCTCGACGGAAGTCGTCTCAAAACGGAAGAGAATCCGTCTGAGGGGCAATCTGAAGCCCCTCCGGAGTCGCAAAATGCGCAAAATGCGCAAAATGCCACTTAGGGCGAAAAACCGGTCACCATTAAGCTACTTGATCTTAATGGTGACAGGTGGCTCAAAATGTAGCTAACATGAAGCCACAAAACATCATAAAATCGACAAGCACATTTCTTATGTGCTTGTCAACTTTAACAGGTTGCATATGTAACCTAACAACAGGAGATCCATCCTATGTTTCGGAAGAAAATGAACCGCAAAAAGTCCGCTCGGCAGTTCAGGAAATACGCGGGAAAAACCCATCGTAAGAATCGTGCCAAACCCATGCGTGGAGGCTATCGGCTCTAATGTCCTGCTTCTATCCGCTGGATGCCCAAATCCTTCCGGCGGTGGGCAGGAAACAGAAAACCGTTAAAGTGCTTCGTAAAGGTTCACCGTACCGTAATGCCGATCTCCCCTGCGGTCGTTGCATTGGTTGTCGGGTTGAGAAAAGTCGCGAGTGGGCAATCCGCTGCACTCATGAAGCGTCGATGCATGACAGCAATGCTTTTTTAACGCTGACTTATTCCCCAGAAAATATCCCCGACGGTGAAACCTTAGTCCCTGCCCATCTAACGGACTTCGTCAAAAAACTGAGAAACAGACTTCGTACTGAAGAAGAAAAGGAGACACCAATACGCTACTTCGGCTGTGGTGAATACGGAGATAACCTAGGCCGACCGCATTATCACATTCTGATCTTCGGCTATAACTTCCCGGACAAAAGATATTGGACTCGGTCAAACGGTCTGAAACTCTACCGTTCCGAATTCCTAGAAACTGTCTGGGATAAAGGCTATGCATCAATCGGTGATATGACGTTCGAAAGTGCGGCTTACTGTGCGCGCTACGTGACAAAAAAAATAACAGGAGAAAAAGCTAATGAGCACTACAAAGGAAAAGAACCAGAATTCGTCCGCTGCTCCAATCGTCCAGGACTCGGTAAGACGTGGTATGACAAATACTACAAAGACTTGTATCCCAAAGACTTCATTACTCATAAAGGGAAAAAGTTTCGCGTGCCACGTTACTACGACAGGCTTTATAAAGATGGTGTTGGCAAACGAGCGTGGAAACTCATTGAGTACAAACGCGAAAAAAACAGGCTTAAATTCGAAGAAGAAAATACTCCCGAAAGGCTCATTGCAAAAGAAAAATGTGCGATTGCAAGATATAGACGCCTACCTAGGGTATTTGAAGACCATGGTCAATAAGATGCTGGAAAACGAAAAGAAATCCCGCAGAGGCATAATCTGTGCTGACTGCGGTGAAACAATGATCTACAACGACGCAGCGGAAATGTTTTATTGCGTCCGCTGCACCGATGACAACCGCTGGAAAATAACCAAAAAGGAAGAAAAATGATCTCGAACATCTATGCTGTCTACGACACAAAAGCCGATGCCTTTCTCTCTCCATTCTTCACCCATAACAATGCACTCGCTATCCGCAGTTTTAGTGATAGTGCTAACGATCCTTCTACTAACTT